TGCAAACCAAATAATTTTTCAGAAAAAGAAAAAGAAAAAATAAAAAATGATTGTTCTTTTCTGAATTGTGTATTTAGAACTGAGTTTGAAGTTATCTAAATTTCTTCTTCAACTGAAAAGCCAAGCTCTTTAAGTTTCTTAATCTGATTGAATAAATCTTCTGCTGTATCGAAATACAACTTGAATCTATTCTTTGCAGGTCCGAACTCCCTTGAATTAGGCTTCTCTGTCTTATTAATAATTGTTTGTGATTCCATTTTAAACTTTTTGAGTTAAAGGGATAATCTGAACAACTAATTTAGGCTTACCCATAGCTAATGTCTTACATACTTCAATACTAAACTGTTTTCCAATCCATAGCTTTGTATCTTTACCCCAAACTCTAACTAATTCCCTGCCTTCAAGAGTCTTAGGATTATGTGTAAGCTTCTTTTGATTAACGTCGACATCTAAAACCAATTGCTTAAAAGTTTCTCCTTTAAAATTCTTCATCTCTTTGTATTCGCCTTCGGATAGGATTGTGCCTATATCTCCGTCTTTGCAATTTTCAGAGTTAAGAAAATTCCCGCTAAAATCTGCTTCTACCATTTTGTATACCTCCTGTTTGATTTAATTAATTTGAATTTCATTTCCATAAAGTAACTGCATTTCCGCAATTAAGACATTTAATTATATTCTCTCCAGAAGAATAACCTGTCTGCCCACCATAATCCTTTCCGTCTTCTCCATCTATTTCGATTTTCATAGAACCACATTTCTTACAAACTAAAGCAAATCCAGTTTTATTATTTTGTATATCTTCAAACATTTCACAAATTCCAAGGTCTGATTTAATTTGATTATCATTATTTTTATGAATATATTTCTTAAATTGTTCTAATGTCATTTCTTCTACTTTAATCATTCCACCATCTCCTTTTTATTATCCCTCATTTTCTCTCCAACAATTATCATTCCTTTAAATTTTATTTCATCTTTTGTTTCGTTTCTTTCTAATGTCCCCTGTTCTCTTGATAATTCAATAAGATTTAACTTTACTCTTTCTTCATCTCCTTCATCACCTTGTAATTCAAAAAAAGTCATTGCCCCATCTCCTTAAATATTTTGGAAAGTTCTTCATAATCATCTAATGAAAATGTCCATTCTCCATCGCATTCAGGTAAATTACTTTTCCAAATTTCAATCTTCTCCTGCAAAGATACAAGAAGTTTTCGCCTGTCCATATCCGTCGATTTATCAGGCACTTTGTTGGCGTCCATAGAGGTAACACTTTTTTCTATTACATCGCTCTTTGAATTTGATTTCTCATTTTCCTGCCTTTGAAGAGATAACGCTTTTTCAAAACATTTCTTACCCAATAAAAATATATTATCTGATGTTATTCTATCCCAATCATACCAAGTATCAGCACCAATTTCCTTTTCCCATTCTTGTTCTATTTCTTTTAATATTTCTTCTTCTTCGGAAAGATTAGAATTGCCTGTCATTTTGATCGTGGCTTTTGTTTATTATGTGGGTGAGAGCCAGAACTCACTCTTTTAATTGATACCCCATTAGAACATAATCTTAAAACGAACTCGTGCCAAGAACGAAAATTATGTAATTGCTTAGCCTTTTTTAACTTAGCAAATTCAGCGTCGGTAAATGTTAATCTTAATTCTTTCATAGAATGAGTGAGTGAGTGAGGTTTATATATGTTTCTAACTACCGAGAAGTTATAATAAATCAGCGTCGGAGAAAATTAAAAAATATCTTTCCAGTCATCGCCGATATTCACCTTAGCAGATGCGACAGGTTTCCAAACATCCCCAATATTAATCTGCATTGCTTCTATTGGCTTCCAAGCATCACCGATATTAACTTGGCAGTTTGTTCCCGTTGCTGCTTCTGTGTAATAAACTGTAATTCGAATATGGTCAACGGAAAAGGTATTAGTAGTTGTTAATGATTTTCCTCGTTGAAACACGATACCAAAATCCAAAGCATTTATATCTTCAGCAGTCCAAGTTTCTCCCCATAAATCAGTGGAAGAACCATAAGAATTATATGTTTCTGTTGTCGTAATAGTTCCGAGAGCAAACCGTGGGGTTTGAACAACACCCCCTTTAATTGCATACCCCCAGAAAGAAAAAGGACCATTAGCGTCAACTTTATCTTCGACTTCGGCTAATAAACCATTTATTGTTGCCCCTGTTGGGATAGCAAATCCAAAATTGGTGGCGACTAAATAATGTGAAGAATCACTTGCAGTTAATACTGTTGTCGTATACACATTATCACTAATCTTAGCATTATCAGGATTACTCCACGCCACAGTTCCGACTGTCGCATCATCAGCCATTGTTCCCGGACTGTTAGGTCCCTGAGATGCCATTATGCTGTATACTGAATATAAATTGTTCCGACAGGAAAGCCCGAAGCTGCTGGCGGAGTTGCATCAGTATTATAAAGAACCATTGGAACATAAGCTTGGTCAGCTGTTGAGTTATCCGCTGTGATTGTTAAAGGGCCAACTGCAATATCTGCTCCTGAGTTTAATAAATAATCTGAGTGAGCCTGTGTGTTATCTTGTGAATGGTCGTAAGCAGTCTTAGCATTAGCAACGGTTAAACTATTTGTTCCATCTGTTATATTTTTTTTAACAATTAAATTATTTCTTACAGAAATAGTTCCATCCCATTCGATAGTTTCTTTATCTGAACAAGTCCATCCCGCCATATTATTACGTTGCCCTTGTATTTTTAATCAAACAGATAGCTAATGGATCGGTTAACTCTACAGTTCCCTCTTCTACAACTCTAATCTTCAAAGACTTGTAAGGGTCTTCTACAGTTGTGCTTTGTAAAGGAACTAATTGTTTGAATGTAGCGCATGTCTTTGGCTTTACAAGAAGAGCAAAAGAGGTAGGTACTGAATTACTTTCGATAAATGTTACATTTGATATTCTACCGATTTGTCCAGTTCTAACAACATCTCCGGCAATCTGTGGGAATTGTGCTCCTTTATCTGCAAGGTAAGATAAAATATCTACCTTATTCTCTGGACTTACAAAACATAACAAATCGCTAATATCATAATTCTTTTTTGATATGTAACTAGCTGCCGTCATAACATCTTTTATAATTGCTCCAGAACTTACATTCCAGTATGCTTGATTAGTAATAGCGTAAGATTGAATTCTTATATTTGTTCCTGTTCCTAATGTCTGAGTCAAAGCATCCCAAATATTATCGTCGACTGCTTTTGTTACTGCCTCAGTCAATTTAATGACTGTTCTTGCTTGAACATTAATATCTCCAGAAATAATGTCTTCCCATGGAATATTGTCTTCAAGACCATACTTGATAATTCTTACAGAAACTTCTTCCCATTTAACAGTCTGTTGTGGGAAATTTGCACCTCTTGGTAATCCAGTAGCAACAGTATTTCCTGTTGGTCCTGCTAATACGGTAGGGTCTTCTCTAAAAAATGAATTTTTCCAGGAGTCAGTGCTAACAACTGCACATGCTTGTTTGAATTTATAAGATGCCTCGGCTGTCTGTTTTACTAGAGCATCAACTACTTCTTTTCTTATTCCTCGATTAATTGTTCCTGTTTGAATATCGTAACTCATTTTATAATCTTACCCTCACATTTATTGTTTCTGCTGATGCAGCGGCTTCTAAAGCATAACCCAAAACCTTTGCTCCGCTAGCGACTGCTGTGTCTGCTACTACTACTTGGTTACTCGAACCCCCAGTTATTGGCGCTCCGCATGTTATAGCGTCAGATGCGTTTGCTTCAAAAATTCCGTCTGTCCATGCTCCGATGACAGTTACATTCTGATTAGCTTCATGATCTTCCGATGCAATTCCCGCGTAAGCTACTGTCGTGTGTAATGCTAAACTTGCAGTTCTCGGGTCAAGTAATGCTAACAAAGAACCTTTAGAAACAGCTAAGGTATTATCTATGGCAAATTTTCTTATTGCACCGTCTTCATTAGGTCCCAATAATTCTACCTTTGTAAACTCGTTAGCCATTGTATATTAAGGTTACCTTAGTATACACATTATTTAAATGTTTTCTTTCTCATTTCTTCTACAAAAAGATTATAATTATTAGCTACTTCTTGCTCTGCTGTTGCTATTCCAAAATGATACCATATCCACCCGACGACAAAACAGGAAAAACCATAAAGCAGGAAGAGAGAAATCAAAATTTTCCCTTCTAATCCTGCGATTCCAACAATAGCAAACAAGTATTTAAAGTATGATGTTACAGAATAACCTCTATCAAAATATGATTTCCACAATGCAAATTTATAATATCTCATTTTTTATTTAACTTCTTTCTATCCGAAGGTTTTGCAGTATCATGAAGATTGTTAAAATATTCAACATTATAATGATAAGCATTTCTTATAACACCAAGTAAACAATCACATATATCTTCCCAACTTAAAAAATTACGACTATAATGAATGCAATAAAATCCTTCTTTATTTGTATAAACTTCAAAAAGAGGTTTATATCCGTCCATATATCCTTTTTTATATTTTTTCATAATCCCTCTTGATAAGTTCCGAACTCGGGATAATCTTTTTTTGGATCTGTTTTTATCCCTAATGGATAAACTGCAACTCCCGACGTTGGAACAAATTTTCTTGTTATTTCCAAACTACTTTTATTTTGTATTTCTGGCATTTCAGGAATTTTCTGAGCACCTAATCCTTTCCTTAAAAGCCATGCTAATTTGGCAACTTCGGGTCTTAAATTATTATAATCCTTATGGAGATTCATCATGGCAAGAACTTCTGGCAAACATTCCTCAGGAAAAACATACTCAAATAATTGAATTGGTCTTAATGCACCCTGGACGCTTGTCACTTGCTCCTCTCCTCTTTGAAATGTCCCGTCAGGATTTTTTAAATAATTTCCTTTTTCATCTTTTAGCAAGGGTTTAGTTCTCCAGTTAAACATCTGGGTTTGCATATACATTTTCCAAATTTCGAAACTTTGACTAATTCCCCTAGTCATTAGAAATAAATGCATTATCTAAATTGCTTACGAATAATCGTAGCTTCCTCTTCTGCTTTTTGTTGCTCTGTCTTTTCAACTTGTCCGGCTAGTGCTCTACCGCCTTGTTCCATTTTTGCTTTTAATTCTATTCTTCTATTATATTCTGCTTCAAGTTTATCGTTCTCAGCTTTAACTTTTTCATATTCATCTGCAGCGCTTAAAGTATCTTTTATATTTTGAGAACTAACTCCTTTTTGTTCTGGCTCCGGATTATCAACAGAAATTTTTAAATCAGTCATTGTACAGCTTCAACCAATTCCTTCACTCCTTCGGGCATTGGGTCTTCTGGAAATTCGGTAATCTTTTTTTTACAGAATTCAATTTGTTTTTTATAAGAATTAATTTTGTCGTCGAATTGATTATTTGCTAATTCATGATTTATTGTGTCATTAACTATCATCGCTTCTAAATGAAGAACTGCCGATTCATAATCTTTTTTTTCAATCATAATCATCTTTTAGAATTTCTTGTTTAAATACTTTTTCTTTTTGTAATCCTTTTTTTCTAATTTTCATTTGTCTTTTATGTTTTTTCAAACTTTTCCCTCTTAATTTAAATCGATGTTTCCAAGTCATACCATTCCTTGGCTATTAACCAACACTCTCCTAATATTTTGCATGAATTCATTAATAAATCCTAAACCCTCTTCGTGTGTTAATTGAAACATGTTAACAATAACATTCCCTACCCAATTTAATAAAATCATTTCTCCGATAATTATTCCAAGACAAATCCCAAATAAAACAGATGTGACGTAACCGATTTTTCTCCAGGTAGAATTTTTCATCCTAAAAAATTAAATAACTTTGCAGTATATTCCCCCTCTTGTGTTTTCCAATAATCCTTGAATTGAACTATCGCCGCGGTAATTGAAACAACTAAAGAAAGACAAATATTTGAAGTTGTTATTTCTCCAGATGTTGATAATCCTCCTAGAAAAACCAATGCCCCCGACAAAAGAGAATTAACAATATGATAAATTATTTCTTTTTTTTGACTTTTCTTTTTTGTCATTAATATAGTCCTCTAAATATTATTTTCCAAATAAAATTTCCTGCTAAATAACTTAAAAGGAATGTCAAAAATAATTCCCATAAAGTTGCTTTTTGTTCTTTCATTGTGTTAAATTTACCCCCGCTTCTAGTCTTAATTTAGTTAATAATGCTTGACGATAAGCTAGTTGGGCATTTGAATATTTATTTGCTAACTGCACACCTTTATCAGGAAAGAATCTTCCAGTTGTAGAAGAAAGAACTTTTAAAGTTTGTTCTTGATTAGCCAATATTTGATTTAGTTCATTAAGCATAGCTGTCGCTTCCTGGGTTGATATTACTCCCGCTTTTAATGACGAGGTTATCTCATCTGCACTTGTCTTTGTGCTTTCGATTGAATTATCCAAATCAGAACCTCTTAATGCAGTATTAATAGCCGAAGTTCCTAATCCTGCTAAAGAACCAACTAATGCAGCGCTTTTGAAAGTTGCAACCTTAGAACCTAATGCAAAAATTCCCGCTGCAATTCCTCCTCCTAATGTAGCAGCTGCACCTACTGCCACAGCAGCTCTTGATAATCTATCTACATCTCCAGTACTTAAATCAAAGAAAGGAATGCCTGTTTTCTGTTGGATTAAACCCAAAGGAGATTGAGCCAAACCTTTTCCTATTACTCCTTGTGGACTTTCTCCACCAGTAGAAGGAACATTTAATTCAGAAGTATAATTTTGTTGTGCTGTTGCTTCTGCTTTTCCTTGCGCCTGTGCAACTGCTTCCGCTGTTTCTTTTTCTACTCCTGCTTGAATTGTTGGTATCAATGCCGATCCTGCCTGTTTGCTTGTAATTCCGGCTTCGGATGCAAGTTTCTCCCTCTGGCTTAGATATGCTTGTCCTGCTCTTAATCTTTCTGCTGATACTTGTGCAGGAGTTGGCTGAGTTAGATCTACTTTTGACTGTGCTTCTTCCAGGTAAGTTGATTTTGGAGTGTCATCTAATCCTGGAATTGATTTCGCAGTTGATTTCTTTTTGTAAGCCATTATTGCCCGCTCCCGGCAGTCATATCGTTAGGTTGCATTGCTCCCATTTGTCCTGCATCTTTATTTTCATCCGTTAATAATTCATTTTGTATTGAAATAGGTTTCTCAAGTGTTATTCTTACAAAACATTGATTCCACAGGTCAGCCATAAATTCAGTTTGCTCTCTTGTGTAGATTTGGCTGTAAGATAGATAACTAATCTTTGAACTTGACTCTGTGAACTCTTGCCCCCCGCCCATAACAACACGTGGAACTCCAAGAGCTCTGTAAAAGAAGTCATCTAAGTAATTTATGAAAGGCATAGGATTGAATATTGCATTTGTTACTGAACCATCGCTTGAAATGCTGACTGTTCCTTTTGGAACTATAATCACTTCCTTATTTTTTATTGCAGTTTCATACTTAACCCTTATTTTTGTTATTTCTGCTTCGTCATCTGTATCAACTTCTAATATTCTAACGGGAACTACATTTCTATGGGAAACTATTGCTAAATCTTCCATGGCTTGATTTTTCCAAAGAATAACATTCTCGCAAGCTTCAATTATTGATGTCCCGTGAATTTCGTCGACAACACGATTATTACACAAATGCAAGATTTCATTTGGTTGGAATTTTTGAACTATTTTATTTTCTTTTGACTGAGGATTACCTGACATCTGCTCATATCTTTTTATTATTCCAAATTCGTCGGCAATTATCTTAATTTTTGCAGGATCGAGAGGTTTTAGATTAATCAAAGTTCCTGTTTCTTTATCTCTGATTATTTCAGCAAAAGCATCCCCATAAACCTTTTTCTGAATCATCAAGTTCCAAATAATAGAGTTAAAAGTGTCCTCCCCCCAACCATTAATGTGATCTAAGACTGCTTGTGTTTCTGCATCTAAAGTTTTATATCCTTTTCCAACAATCCATGTCGCGAAAGCTGTAATTGCTGCATGAAGTTCTGGAATTTTCTTGTAATAACCTAAATATTGAGAAGCTTTTGTGTTCATCCATTCTGTCTCGGTTTGTCCCGTCGCACTATCGGGATTTACAGCAGCCACGCTATAATTTGTGACATTATTCGTCATGTCTGTCGTTTCTGTTCTTCCTACTTGATATGTTGCCATTTTGTTTTTAGGTTTTTATACGTTTAATTTAAAGGGAATATATGCCGCTGATTGTGTTACTCCCTGGTCTTCGAATATTGCCGCTACGGTTCTATTTTTAGGATCGTGTGCAATATCTATGTAACTAGTTTTTCCTGCTGTTACAGACGCCCACCCTTCTAATGTTAATCTTATTGTTTCTCCTGCTTTTATATTTGTCGAATTAACGTCTAATCTAATTGCTGAAACTGTGTCGTAATAAACTGGTGCTGTTCCTACTAGTGGATTTACTAAAACTGAACCTGAAGATGAAGCTAATGTTGTTTCTGTTGTTCCGTCCCATTTTCTTAATATTGCGTTTATAAATCCTCTTGATTCTGTATTTGTATTGGTATTTTCTAAAGCAAAAGGGACATTAATAAGAACACTCCCTTTTATTGTTTTTGGCAAATTAATTGGAATATCAAAATCTAAATCAAGCATTTTATTATATACTTCTACCCCAGATTGTGTAATTAATGAACTCTGAGTATAAATAACATCGGAATATATTACTGACGGAGATAAAGAATAATAATTTGTTCCATTAATTGAAACTCTTGTCGGATAGAATGTTTGAATTCCTGTTCCGTTTGCTATATCCGTGTAGTCATAACTTACTAATTGTTCTGCTCCCGCAGGAACAACTTTTTTCATGCTATTTGGTAATACCATTAAGCATTCTCCTCGGGTTTCTTGTAAACTTTAAGATATTCTATAATTCTACCTGCTCTATCATAAAGAATATTAATTAAATCTTCTGCTTCTCCTCTCGTCATATATCCTGACATATCATAAGCGATTAAACTTGTTCCTGCAATGCTTGCAACTGCATCTGATATTGCATATTGAACTATTGCCCCGCTAACTTCTGCTGTGAAATTTTTAGTCCAGTCATATCTCGTCGCTAAATTAACAAAGTCTTCCGCTTCAAGTGCAAATTGTTGAACTAGTGCATCGCTTGCCGCCGCGACTGCAGAAACATTTGCTCCGCACTTAGCGACTATTGCCCCACTTGTGCATAGTGTGTAAGTCATAAAATTACTCCTAATATTGCGCTAGATATTGTTGCGGGAATTATATCTCTTGGATGTTTTATCACTTCCAATATTCTTTTATTCCACACGTAACTAAATCCTTCCTTGTTAATCGGAAATGCAAAAATCCTATTTAATAAAATTATTTCTTTGAAATTCTTTTTTATCGACGGATATTCAGGAGCGTCAGGAATCCAACAAATATTGTCCAAGCACATCGCTGCCGTTATTGCTACGTAACAATAGGAAAATTTTATTGCATAATTCATTTTTTTTTTAAGCAATGAAAGGATTTAAACTTTTGTCTTTTACGCACCACGCTGCACGTATTAGTCCTTCTGCGATGTGAGTGTAAGTTCCGAAAATTTTCAAGTTTTTTTCTTCTGTAATTTCAAACTGGACCGATTTTAAAGATTGAAAAATTTCTGGGTCGTCGAGAAGTTCAATCTCTCCTCTTTCCATTAAATTTAAAATATTATTGTATAAATCTTCTTTAAGAAGTTTCTTTTTCTTTTTATCATCTCTGTCTAAAGAACGACTTGAATTATTAATTGCAACTATCTTTCTTTTTGTTTGATTTTGCTCGAGAAGATGATCAAAGATTCCTACGCCCATTCCTCCGTCATCAATGTAAATTTTTTTAAAATGCCAAATTAAATCTAAATGTAAAATTTCTCTTTCTGTCATTGTTGTTGTGTAATCTTTTTTTACAATGCTTTCAACTTGAATTAAATGTTTTTTATTAGTGCAGTCAATAACTTCGAGAGTTGTTTCATCTCCGCCGCGTCCTCCTACATCAACACCCAAGTAATAATGATGATCACTTCTCCAGGTTTGTCTTTTATGTTCTGCTTGAATTTTCTTTATTAATTCGTCTTGGAACCATTGCATTAAATCTTCAATGAACTGGCCCATGTATTCCTGCATGAATTGTTTATGTGTCATTCTAGAACGTGCTTGTTCAATCTTTTGCAGTCCTTTCTCTCTTTGTTCAATTGTCCAACTTTGGCTTAATGGACGTTCTCTTATGCATTTTTCGCTGTCAATCGAGAAACGCGTGAAAGAGTTGTAAGCTCCGTTTTTATTTGTCCAACATTCCCAGAAACGTCCCTGCATCCCGAATGGCGTGCTCAGGTATATTGTATCTGCTCCTGTTGTCAAAGATTGAGGGTCGATTGCTTCCCAAGCCATATCCGGCATTTGAGAACATTCATCAACGTAAAGACGTATTATTGTTAAGCTTCGGAGTCCGAAACCTGTTGTTCCCGCTGTTTTACAAAGAATCGTAATTCCCTTAAGAAGTTTGATTTCTGATTTCGTCGGGCGGTCTTTTCCTTTCTTTATTGCTTTTGGATAATTCTCGATAAGATAGTTAAGAGTTTTGTTAAAAAGAGTTTCTGCCTGAAATTCTTGTGGGGCAGTCATTAAGATAATTCCTTTCTTGTTTGTGTTCATCGCCCATTCAACACAATCACGCGCGCAGGTTTCAGTTTTTCCGACTTGACGTCCCGAGCAAAGTTGTTTATCTCCTTTACAATTTACAAAATCTTCTTGCCATTTGTCGTATTGAATCATTAATATTGCTTACCTATATTTTTTATTATTTTTTTAAGTTTTTATATTTTATGTAAAGAAACGTTTGGTCCTGCATAACGCTCGCTCAATACTTCGCTCGCTTACGTAGAAATAGGGGGGTTCAAGAGTCGCAAACCTAAGTTTCCACTGGAAGAGTTAGCATTTCCTATGGAACTATGCTTAGGAAGAGAGCGGGCAAGGGGGGAAGGGCGGAGCGGGGGGGAGGGAATGAGGAAGGATTGACTCAGGAAGGGGGAGCGGAGCCCTATTTCCCTTTAGTTTATTTACGTATGACAAATAGAATAGCATCTTAAAGAATTAAATTTTAACTCGCGAGGAATAAGCGAGTTAAGTAATTAAAATATTTAAATGTTACTATTGAACAGGAATAGTAAATAAACTAAAGATTGATTCTAAATTAATAACTTAGAGAGGGCGGATGCCGAAGATAGTATATAAAGGGGAAAAGATTTAAAAAGAAGTAATTCTAAGAAATAATATCATCTCAATTTTAGATGATTGTTTAATAGATAAATAAAATATGTGTGTGTTACATATGGTATTCTATCTATACTATTTATAAATGCTATATTATATTATTCCTTTTCTCTTTCTTTTAGGTTCCTTTTCTTTCTCTTGCATATGTAACACACACATTTAAATAGTCTTGTTGTGTGTGTAATTAATGGATATTGTTAAAAATAGGCAAGAGAAAAGATTATTAGACATTTCTCGAATAACAACTTCACTTAAGAACTCGGATAAATTTCAAAAAGGAGAAATTAAAGATAAAGAGTTAATATTAATTATAATGTCAGAAACAGGACTTGCTTACAGAACAGCAAGAGAATATTTAGAGGTTGCAAAATTTAATCTTAAAAATGAATAAAAATTATGTAAATGGACGTGCAAAAGAATATCGAATTAAAAAAAAATTAGAATCAGAGGGTTGGATAGTTCTTAGAACTGCGGGATCACATGGATTTGCAGATTTAATTGCAATAGATAAATTATGCAAAGTTATTAAGTTTGTTCAATGCAAACCAAATAATTTTTCAGAAAAAGAAAAAGAAAAAATAAAAAATGATTGTTCTTTTCTGAATTGTGTATTTAGAACTGAGTTTGAAGTTATCTAAATTTCTTCTTCAACTGAAAAGCCA